CACCGAACAATAATAAAAGCCTGCATATTTCAGATATACAGGCTTTTATGTTAATAACTTAAACGTACAACACTACAAACGGCAGAAGGAAGGTTCTATCCTGCGCCAGACACTGTTCTCGTCACGTTGGTAAAAATAGTAATTGACCGCTGTTTTATAGACAACATTGCTCTCACGGAACAAATCCATTATTTCAATATATTCTGCGTCAAAACGCGGCTCCAGTTCATACAGTTTGCTAATGGACTTATAATCCAGATCACCCTGTTTGTTGCGTTCAAGTAAGGTCATGGCCAACTGATACATGGGGTCATCCACTCCCTTCTCCGTATGAGACACATAGCGTTTCAGATAGTCAACCAAACGCTCCGCCGCCATGTCCGCACGTTCATCAAAACTCTTGACCTTGTTGCTTTTCACTTCCAGTTTCATATCACCATCCACAATGGTGTAGCTGGATTGTTCCTCACCTTTACGCAACTGGCCGTATTCGCGCATCGTTTCACGGAACGCCTTGCTGTCCTTCTCCAGCCGTTCACGGAACATCTTCACATCTGCCACCATCGGTTGGAGCATCCCCCATACATCTACCATGAACTGACTACGCAAGCCCTCATAGGCATCACGACGGTTCTGTCTTTCTTCTCTCTCCTGTTGCTGCATTTCCGCAATTAAGGCTTTTCTTTCTTCGGCAGAAAGGCTTTTCAAAAATTCATTCTTATTCATAATCTGAAATTTAATGGTTTATAAATTAGCATTCTGTTTTTCTTTCTTACGACGGATAGAACGGATTCTGACCTGTAGGGAATCCAGTTCCTCACAATCCAAATCACGGAACTCCTTACCCGCGATACGGCTGTCTTTGCAAAAAGCATTAACACAATTCCAGTCCGCTGTATTTATCCCTAACAGTTGCATCTGATGCAATGCTTCGGAACGTTTTTTCTTTCGTACCTTCAATAACTGTTCCTGAAAAGTAGGTGGCACAAGTTTCTGAATTCCGGCACAAGCCGCATTATACTCCTTCAAAGTCATTTCCCGCAAACTACAAGTACGGTTATCGGTATATTGGAGTACTATGCTTTCCTTTAAGGCTTCTTTATCCGAAGAAGGAAGGCGGTTCAGCAGACCGTAAAAGGCTGCATAATTTTCGGGGTGTCGTTCGTTATTCATAACTTCACAATTTTAACGGGATTATCTAAAACATGTACTTTGGCTTCCGGTATATCATTGATGATAGCCGCTGCAAATTCTGTATGTCTGGTTTCAACCACCACCCAGCCCTCGTTCTTGACAGAAGGGCTGATAATCATTTTCTGCCGGGGTTCGTAGCAAGTCCAATTCAAATGCACATTGCTCAATTTTTCTATCGGCAAACCTATTTGATATAACTTGTTTTCATTCATCACTATATTGTCTTGAAAATTATTCAGTAGCCTTTTTAATTGCATCACATAAAATGTCATAAGCAGGCTCTTCAACGCAAACAAATTTAAGTGCTTCTTTACATGCCCTAAACAATTCAGGTGCAGCGGCTATTAATTTAGCATTCTCCCGCTGTTTTCTCGTTCCATTCTTATGTCTCCCCTGTGGAAAAGGAACAAGAGCCAAAGGATATTCAATAGAGGTGTCTTCTTTTATAAAAATCACACCATCAGGGAAAAGCGGTGTTTGTTCCTCAACTGTTTTCCATTTTATCAAAACTTCTTTTCTACTCATAATTAATCAGCTTTTAGGGTTATTTTATCACATCTGTTAATCGGTGTTTTTACTTCTTTCCCATACCACGAACACCAATAATATGGCTGAAATAAATTGGGGGAATGCGTGCAATATTTACATCTTTCACACAGGTGGATTATATTCATTTCTATTTTGTTTTGAATTATTGTTTGATTTCTTGATAACCTCTTTCTACAAAGAACTTTCCCATTTTGTAAGAATTACAAAAAGAACTTGTATCGGTAAGCCATTTATTATTTTTGAGGCATTTGTTTCTCCAATAAGTCGGTGCTGGAACCTTTTGCCTTTTACAGTATTCACAACTGGCGCATACCATGTTTGCCTTTACACCATAAGGACTAATCATTTTTTTGCTCATGTCTATTCAATTATTAGTCAATTATTCTTTTAATATTGTAAGTCCGTCCAATGAATTATATACCCCTTAAAATACTCATTAAAGAACATCCAAAAATCTACCAAATTAACAAAACCGTCATTCCATGCCAGCCGCTGCATTTCATTCAGTGACAATAAACGGCCTTCAACATAAACCTTACCGTCATTGATTATAGCACCCGGAACAATTTCTACGTTTTGAGTACAGATACATGTATTTTCAAGTACACATTCCCGTTTATCTTTATGATAGGGATATACTATATGTTTCAATGTCAGACCGACTGAAACCTTTCTTTTCCGAATCGTATGCAGTTTCACACCATTCCGAAGTGGTTCTGCATATTCTTTCTTATAGTGCATATTCATTGCTTACCCTTCCTTCTTTGATGGTTTCCATTCAACGGTTACAACCGCATCCAACTGGCCGGAACCACCACACACCGGGCAGGTCACTTTCACACTATCCCGAAAATCATCCATTCCCCAGTACCAGCCGTTTCCATGACAATAACTACATGTATATCCCGGACTTACAAAAAGTTCTCGGTTTCGGCCTTTTTGCATGTGAGAAGGCGGAACTAACACCACCTGCTTATTTATTCCACTCATAAAATCAAGTTTTAAAGATTTATTTATTTGCATAATACTTGGCGGCACCTTCTTCCCAAATAGTATAATAGTTGCCGGGTGCCGTAATGAACCGCCCTTTGCAGATTGCTCTAAATCCCTGAACGAATATTTTCACATCTGCATCATAAGCCACTTTTTTTGCGGCACGGCCTTCCGGATTCATCCCCTCCGCATGGCTGACGAAAATCAGCAGTTTGTTAGGATGCTTCTCCTTTAAAGCCTTGTAAGTGGCGTATGTCAGACCGGTATATTGAAAACTATCTATTACTACCACTTCCGGGCTCCGGCGTTTTAACAGGCGTTCCGACAATTCTTCCATTGGTTCACGGTCAAGTATCAGAAACTTGCCGTTCACCTCTTCCATTTTATGCCGAATCAACGAGTTTTTTAAGGAAAGTCCCGTACTTTCTTCCAGGCTGTCTAAAGCGACTTTATTACAGTATTGGCACAGTTTCTTTATCAGCTTCATTACAAAAGAACTTTTCCCGTTACCTGATTGTCCCCAAATAATCCACACACCGGTTCTATCCGGGTGTCCGAATGCCTTTTCCCATTCACCGTCGAAAGGAAAAGAAGGTATGTTCATAGACTGAACTTGTGTTGGTGAATATGCACGTCCCATAGCTTACGATCTAAGTTTCTCTATTTCGGTATATAAACGGCGTAAACCACCACCGGAAAGGTTTACAAGACGCATGATGTCGGTTCCATCCGGTGCATTGACTTTGGCAACTATGGCCGCCTGTGCTTTTAAGAATTTCGCGCGTTCCTGCCCGTCATCCGGAGTAACCTTACTGTATGTATCACCATACCGGGACAACATTTCCGTATAACCCACTTTCTTACCTTCAATGGCACGGTTTATTTTTTCCTTTAATCCGTCAGCCCCCATCATGTACCATGCGCAGCAACGTTCCGTTGCATTCCACAAGGCTTTCAACTCTAAAAAGGCTTCATATTGAAGGTCGCCTGCTTCATCCAAAATAATAAGTGGGGTGTCTATGGTACGCAGATAAAACACAAGGTCTTCATATACCGTATAATAACGACCATTACTATCCACACCAAACTCTTTGGCGATATGACGTATCAATTTTAGCTTACTTTTAACCTGTGAACAATCCACATAGATAGCATTCTTATGGCTTTTCACATAGGCACGGGCTGTGTAAGTCTTACCCAAATTCGGAATATCGCAAAGTATTGCGCTCAAACCGCTTTTCTGACATCTTTCAAGCTGCTCCGTGATAAAGACAAATGTCGGGGTTTCAGCAGCCCTCCATGCCATTTCATCTTTCAGCTGTACACCCAAACGGCGAGCGAT